TGTGCGCGTTTCATACCAGGCATAGTGGAAGATTTCCTAATAAATTCATCCATTACTGCGTTTAAAAACATAGTGTATATTTCAATAGCGTCTGTATCTTTAATTTCATCCCAATGTAATAAATTCAATGAACCTAAACAACATACAAATGAATTGAAACTGTCTGTCGGCAATTGAATTTCCGAGCATAAATTTGACGCGGTAATATCCAATCCTAACTCTTTATACGGAGAATTGTTATTGGAATTGTCTTTGAACATGATGTATGGAAATCCGAATTCACTGCGTCGCTGAATTACTTTTGCCCAAATTTTTCTTTTATCTACATCGCCAGCTTTCATTGAAGCTATCCATTCGTCAGTGACAGTTACACCATATTGTAAATTTTGTATTGGGTTTCCTTCAACTCCAATATCTAAAAATTCAAGTATATCTCCATGTTCGATCGGAAGCCATACTGCACAAGCTCCTCTTCGAGCTTCTGACTGTTTACATACATCTACTGTAGTATCGTATATACGAGCGTAATGCACCGGACCGTCAGCTGTTCCTCCTGTTGAAATTTTACTTCCCCGAGATCTAATGTTTCCTAAATATGCTGACGTACCTCCTCCATACTTCGACATCATTCCTATTTCGCGAGCAGCGTTTAAAATGCTGTCAAGAGTATCGTCGATATTTGATCCGTAACAACTAATAGGCAACCCTTTATCTTTTCCAAAGTTTATCCAAACTGGCGTAGATAAACTGAAATATCCTTTTGCCATATATTCTTCAAATTTCACAGCAAACCCTTCAATCTTTAAATATTTTTCTGCTGTATTGGCAATATCTTTAATTCGTTGCTCCGGGCTTTCAGAAATGTAGCCGCGTGAAAGATACGTGCGACTTTCTTCGTTTAGCCAATAATATTTTGTTTTATTCATATTTTTTTAAAATAAATCGTCTTCTGTAATACTTTTACTTTTTTTGTTGTAATCAATTTGTTTTTTATAGAAAAAGTCTCCTTCTTTCGTTGAAGTTATTTCTACGTCAAACCACAATGTTTTTTCAATTTCAGAAAAATCTACTTCAAACATAGGTTCCATTCCAATTTTTTGGAGTGAGTTGTTGAATCTGTTCATTATAAATTGACGTATAGTTTCTTTTTTCAAAAAGTTTAACTCGCCATTTTCAAAAATCCAATCTAAAATTTTACATTCTGATTTAAAAGCTTTTTTACACGCAGAATAAATTAGTGCAATAAACTCGTCGTCAAACCATTCTGGATTTTCTCTTTTTATAATATTAATGATTTCTGATCCGAAATTTCCATGAATATCTTCTTCTTTTGAAGTTGCCTCGACAACATTGGAAATTCCTTTAAATAAATTACGTTCTTTATTAAAAGACATCATGATAAGAAATTGCGAAAACAAACTAACATGCTCTATAAAAAGAGAAAATAAAAGCACGGATTTGGTATACATTTTATTGTCATGACTACGCGTTCCATCTAAATATTTTTTCAAATATGCAATTCTATCTTTTATAGCTGGTATTTCAATTACATGCTGAAATTCATCTTCTAATCCTAAAATTCGAATTAGTCGAGCATACGCGTCTTTATGTCGTACTTCAGATTCCGCAAAAGTCATTCCTACATCACCAACTTCTGTTATTGGCATTCGTTTATACATATCAGCCCAAAAAGTTTTTACGCTAACTTCAATTTGAGCAATTGCTAACATAGTTCGCTGAATAACAGCTCGCTCTTCGTCAGATATTTTCGTTTTGAAATCATCTATGTCAGTAGTGAAATTGAATTCCGTATCAATCCAATATGAATGCCTTATAGCATCTTTAAAAGATAATAACGACGGATATTCATAGGGTAGTATGTTTACCCTAGGTGCAAATATATTATTATTCATTTGTAAAATTTTTATTAGTCCCGGATCCGGAATTATAATTATCTGTTAGCCTAAAGAATCTGATGCTACTTCTTTATATTTTTGTAATAAACTTTTTCGCAGAAGTTCTTCTCCGCTTTGCATTTGTTTAGCCGTATCTTTTCCTTGCACTGACGTGTCTTCATATACATCAAATCTGCCATTAGACATATTAATTTTACTTGGCAAAGTAATACCGTCAGGTCCGAAGCGATTTTTAATAATGAAAAATCGACCAGTACCTGCTATCTTGTCTGTGACTTTTCTAGAAAGCGAAATAATAAAATCTGCTATCATGATTTTCGAAAATGAAGACGCAATTTGATCGCCAGTAACTACTTCCGAATCTGCGGATGACCGGTTTGATTGACTGGCAGAAAAAACTGGCAGCTCATATTCTCCTGCGAGACCACGAAGTTCTTCGTAAATAATTTCTAAATCTTCATGCAGTTTTTCTCGACTTCTAGCCGTGCTACGTAATAAGTCAGCATAATCAATAATTACCAAATCAGGTTTAGTACCTAACAGTATCATTTGGTCTAAATGAGCCTTTAAAGTGTTTACTGATGCAGATTTTGTTGGATAGTACTTTATAACTAATTTACCAGACACTTTCTTTTTTAATTCAGACTCTACTTCATCTAAGTGATACTTTAAATTTTGTGTAGCAATACCCGTAATAATAGCATCATAACGCTGAGCTGTGTATTGTTCAGAAAGCTCCATTGTATAATGAACTACAGTTAGACCTTTTTGTACTGCGTTCGCGCCAACATTCATTAAACAGCTTGATTTACCAATACCAGGCGGCGCTACGAATAATATTAACTCCCCTTTCCCAAAACCTCCATTGGACAAATCATTAATAACCGGCCATGGAGTTGATATTGTATGTCTTACGTTTTCCGTATACCGGGCTTGAATAGCATCTAAAAACTCATAACCAATATTTCTATCATGACCTACTTTCATGGCAGCGTCAATAGTTGATTTAATCAATTCATATTGACCTTTATTTAAAAAATCTACAGAGTCAAGAATTGCTCTTTTTATACACTGATTTTTGCAAAAGTTAAGCGTTTCTTCTTTAACAAAATCTAAATCTTCTGACTCTAAATATCTATACGAATCTTTTAAAGATTCAATTATTGACGATTTGACAATATCACGCTCTACATCATTGACCTTGATTTTAAATACATCTAATGTAGGAGCAGATTTATACTCTTGAAAATACTTTTCAATAGTTTCTACAATCCATTGATTTGCTTCTGACTCGAAAAATTCCGGCAATAATATATCAGATACCTGCTGTAAAAAAGGTTTATCTGAAAGTAATGAAGTTATAATTTTTATTTGAAACGAATGCCCATAGCTTACTAATTTATCCATTCTTATTTTTTATTTAATATAATAAATTGATTGACAGAAACAAATTATTGTTTACTGAAATGCAGATAAAGAATTAAATCCTGAAGCTAACCAACTGTCTACGTTTGGAATTACGCTATATGCTTTGTCTCGCATAAATAATTTTTTAAAATTATACGTATCCAATTTAGGTATTGGTCTATTTGCAATGTCAGAAATTAACATTTTAAAATGAGCTGATATATCTAAATTTTCCAAAGACATCAATTTCCAATTCAACTGCATAACATGCTCATTGTCAAGCACCGTTTTATAAATTTTATGCTCATCTTTACGATTTGCACAATACTCTATTAGTTCTGATAGCGATATTGTATTTTCGTCTAATAAAATTGGAAATTTTGTTTGCAGCGTTTTTATTCCTACACCATTTATTCCTTTAATGTTATCTGAAGCATCGCCCATAAAAACTTTATAATGTATAAAGTTATGAGAAGGAATTCCAAAACGATCGTAAATTTCTTTTGGCGTATAAAATTTCTTTTCAACAGGTCTCCAAACTGAAGTGTTTGCATCTACAAGTTGCAAAAAATCTTTATCGTCGGACATTATAATAACGTCTCGCTTTAACGGACGAAACACTTCTGTTGTTAAATATGCAATTGCATCGTCGGCTTCAATATTATCAATTGACATCACCGTCACTGGTAAACATTGCAAATATTCAGATAGTTTACCCATTTGCAATCGCATAGACTCTAATTCTTCTTCTACGGTTTGTGCTGAAATGTCTTCAATTCGATTGAATTTTGTCGACATTGACCTACCTTCTTTGTATCCAGAATGCATCTTCTTTCGTCGAGCAGATCCTCCTTTTCCATCAAAAACCATTATACATCTTGTAGGCTTGAACTGCCTAATAACCGCAGCAATGGATCGTAAAAATCCTATGTAACCGCCTATATGGTCTCCATCATCGTTGACAATCGGAGATGCGCTAAATACCCGAATAAAAGAGTTTAGGCCATCGATAATTAAAACTTTATCGTTTTTATCAAGGCCTAAACTTACTTTTTCGTGATCTTCGCGAACTTGTCGTAATAAATCAGCGTAACCTTTCATAATTTATGATTCTTCTAAATCGAACTCAGTGTCAATTTTTATATCATCAACCCCGAAATCTTCTCCGGATTTGTAAGTCAATATATACTTTTCACAAATAGTTTTATATACTTGAGCTTTCATTTCCGGATCGTCAATAAGTTTCGATTTAAAGTCTTTGGACTGAAATTTAACGACTTCTCCGGTATCTGTATTAGTGTATGTATACCAAGCTCCTGCTTGCGAAACTAAATTATGAGTTTTCAACATTGTTAACCATGAACCGTAATCATCAATTCCGGAATCGAAATAAATGTCATAGTCTACAGTTCGCAACGGCGGGCCCATTCGATTTTTAACTACTTGCGCGCGAGTTGTAATACCCATAACTTCTTCTCTTCCACCATCAACTTTTAATTTTATTTGCCCTACAGACTTTAAACGAAGTCTTACTGAAGAGTGAAACGCAACTGCTTTACCACCCGATGTAGTATTATGATTCAATCGTCCGTTTGCTAAGTACGAGTGAGTATCGCTAACCTCAATATCAACGACTTTCATTGGATCGTTTATTAATTTAAAATCTGGATGATCTTTGAGATGTATTTCTTTTCCATTTTCTATAATACGATGATGTCCAGTGCCTTTTAAAAGGCCGTCAGAATAATATTCTGAAACTTCATTTTTAACTACGAAATTTAAAATTGGTTTGTAAATTTCATTACCTGCAGAGTCTAGAGTTAATACTTCGATTCCTAAATCTTTCATGTCATAAACTTCAGGATTTGTAAAATCGTTAGTTAATAAAAATCTTTCTGATAACTCTGCTAACGTTAGTTCTTCTTCAATATATTGCATAATTGTTGTTTTATTAATTCTAAATTATTACGTAAATCATCTTCCCAAAATACTACATATTGATATCCGTTTGATAAAAATAAATCACGCTTTTGTTCATCGCGATTATATATCTCACACACCGGATGTCTAAATATTATACTTTCCTTATTATAAAATTTAGGATTTGCGTGCCAATAATCTCCAAAACATTCAATAACTAAATTATAGTCATGAATATAAAAATCTGGAACGTACGTTTTACTATCAAAAGTATGGACTGATTCATATTCGTATACAATCCCTAAACTATTTAATAATGATGCCATAATAAATTCAATTGAATTCATTTTTAATCCATTTACTTCAAAAGTTTTTCTTGAATTAGAATGTATCATATTTCGTATTTTATTAGGGTCTGTTTGTCTAGCTGATTGCCACATTTGTTTTGCTGCTACTGAAATTTTCTTGATGCGAACAGGATTGTTCGCATATTCTTTAAATTTTTCTTTAAATTGAGTGTCTTGATATTTTTTGCGTACAGAATTAATACGAATACGTTCATAATCATTTAACCACTGAATTAAAAAGTTATTGTCAGGTTCATACATTTTAATATACCAATCAACCCGTTTATGATACGCCATTAAAGGTCTTATCATATCATATACAACCATACCTAAATCATTTCCTAAATAGTATGTATAATATTCTTTCGAATTCCCGTTAATTGAAGGAATTGGTTTTGTTTTGTATTTTGATTTAAATTTTATTGTAATTTTTGGTTTGTTATTTACATTATTATATGTAACATCAAAAAACGTGTCTATATTATAAGCGTCCATGGATATTATATCGTTAGTCAATTATAAATATAGACACGTTAAAATTAATGTTAAACTTTATAACGAATTTTTACTTTTGTCGTAAATGGATCTACGCACCATTGATCTCCAAACGTTACTCCTAATCGAGTACGAAGTTGGTTTGTAAAAATTAAACATATACGCTGTCTACCAACAAAGTTGGTAATTTTACGCATTGCTTTTGAAAGAATAATAGCTTTTGAAGTTGCCCATCCGTCTTTATCATAATCTGCAGACATTTCTTGTTTTGTCGATGCGCCAGCTACGCTGTCTACAACAATAGTAACAATTCTGTCTTTTGACCCTTTACGAATAGATTCAATAATATTCTCAATAGCTTCGAAAATATCCTCAACAGTTTCCAACGGCACATACAACATATCTTTTAAATTTACTCCGATAGCTTCAAGAAACTCTCGAGATACTGCATTTTCAGTGTCTATATAAACTGCCAAGCCTCCTTTACGCTGCGTATCTGCTAGAGCATGAGCTGCTAATAAAGATTTACCAGAGGCTTCTAAACCTGTTATTTCTATAATACGACCTACAGGAAGACCTCCATTTGGTCGATTTGCGATTGCGAGATCGAGCATTGTCGATCCGGTCGAAATCCACTCAGTTACATCGGACGGAGCGTCAGAGTCGCCTTCTAAAAAGTAAGCTACTTTATAATTAGAGCTTTTAAACTTTTTATTAAGATTATCTGCTAACACTGACGCTAAATCGTCCTGCAGCTGCGCTTCTTCGACAATTTGTTTTGATTTTGCCATAATAAGATTGCGCGTCCTTTAAAAGGATTTTATTTGTTAAATAGTGAATCAAATGCTGAAGCTACGTCGTCGACGTTTGCACTTGGAGCTGACTCGGCAATTGCCGTTTTATTTTTTGATACTTTTCCTGCTGATGCCGGAGCTTCCTGCTCTTGATTTTGTGCATTTTCAGGGTCTAACCAGTTATGCAACATTTTTGTCATTTCATCATAGGAATGTTCTTTGAAAATGTCAGTTAATTTTGGTTGATTTGCCAATTTCTCCAATATTGCTTTGTTATCAGTGATAGGAGTTTGATTTGGCTTTACGCGAATAGACGTTTCAGGATATGTTTTTCCTGACTGATCAGCTGCTTTGAATTCAACTGTAATGTCACGTCCTGCTACTGGATCTGTAATATCACCATAATCTGCGTCAGTGATAAATGCAAGAAGTTCTTGATATACTTGTTTTCCAAAGCCCCAAAATTTAACGCCTTCAGATTCTTTACCTCTTACGATAATTGGAACGTAACAACGCATTGTCGGCTCTAATTTTTTACCAGCTTTCCAATCATCTGAATTTCCTGTAGATTTCAATTTTTCTGCAAATTCTACAATCGGGTCAGGACGTCCATATGACATAGGCGACACGATATTTTTGCCTCCGAAATTGTAATGAAAATAAAGTTCAGTGAATGGATTTTCCCTGTTATGTTGATAAGGAACTATTCTTACAACTTGCGTACCAGGTTCCGGTTTCCAAAGATTATTGGATTTTGTTGTTGCGTTTTGCAACGAATTGAGTTTTGCTTTAATAGCGTCTAAATTGATAGACATTTTAATTTAAATTTAATTGTTAATAGATATTTTGTATTTAGCAATTGTTAACGTAAAAATGATTGTCTAGAATAGTCAAATCTACATCTTCAACAACTAACATAACTAAATATAAGACACTTTTTATAAAGTGCCAAATATTTTTATATAAATATGTAATGAAAAAAAAACAATTACATTACAAATTAATTATTTGATATACTTTTGTTTTAAGCACTTTTAATTCGCTATTTGAAGTAATTAATAGTGAATTGGAATATTTTGACCAATCAACTGAATATTTCGTATCTAAAATTCCATTGTTTTCTTTACGTATTAAAGAGTTCAATGAATTTATTGTATATAGCGTATTTGAATCTTTTTTTCTATGTACAAGCATTGCTCCTGGCAATTGTTTTTTACAATTTGACTTATCTACGTTGAAACTGCAAATTAACTCTTCAGAAGTTTCAATTGACAATATGAAAATTCTATTGTATACAACTTCATACGTTTTTTCAATCATACTAATAGTATGATTTAGCTCCGGCTCTATTGTAAATAAGCAAATTAATTGTATCACTTCGTGTAATCTATTCAAATCAGTTCGATTATAAATATGTTACTCTGGTATTTTTACTGAAATTAAATTGCTATAATCCGGTCCAATTTCTACTTTTGCAGGAAATTTTCCTTGTTGTTCCAATTCAGTTTTTATAATTCGTATAAGTTCTGCACCGTCATTTTTGTTAAAATCAAATAAAAATGAATCGTATGTATATAATACCAATTTACTTTTAAACGATTGTGTACGTTGAAGTACGTTATGAATTACGGCCATATTACGCTCGGTCTCGAATGCTTGCAGCAAGTAATTAAGCAGCTTGGCCGAATTCATGTTTGTAAAAAATGATTGAAACAATTTTCTAGAAAACATAGGAGTTTCTATATATCCACTCTCTGAATACTGTTCCCAAAGCAATTTGGTGTATTCATAAACTTTTGCGAAAAATGGAATTGTTAAATACTCTTTTCCTATACCTCCATACAACTGACGAAATGATATTGATTTAGATTCGTTATACTCTTCTTTACTTAAAACTTGTTTATCAAAATAATACTTTCCTAAATGTTCATGCACTGAGCAATTTTCAGGAAATTTATAATCGACTAATTCTGCTAACAGTCGCAAGTGATATGCGTCGTAATCAAATGACACCATAAATCCATGTTCTCCAAATCTAGATATAAACGCAGCGCGACTTCCATCATCTTTATTTAAAGCTGCGAAATTGATTCCGTCAAATCGATTTGAAGGGCGTCCCGTTGTAGTGTAAATGTTGTAGTCGCTGTAAGAAAATCCATCATACAATTTTGCTAACGGAAATTTCGTTTTAAATGCATCAAATGATGTAAATAATCCGTTTCGCTCGATTTGAAACAAATTGTCAATGAAAAGATCGTTGTACGCAGAAAACGACTCGTCTTGTTGATAATACTCATATACATTTAAAAATCTTTCGACAATGGATTGACATTTTTCTGTATGTTTTGAAATTGGAATAATGCAATTCAAGTCACTGAATTTACTAAAATTCTTTATGTAAAATTCATGAGCAGTCGTTTCAAATTCGTCATCAATAGGTTTGTTTCGCTGCGTCCATTCAATTAAATTGATGTCAATTAAATTTTTATTTGAGCATGATTGTTTGAATCGTTTTTTATCGTATATAAACAATTTATTTTCTGTAGGAAATTTATTTAAAAGATTCAATGATAAATTTGCTCCTTCAGTGTGATTGAAAACTAAAATGAAATCTTTATCTAAATGAAGAGTGTATACATACACCAATGAAATGGAATCTACATAAACAGGTCTGTCTCCGTTACAGTATATAGGTATTACTATCCAATCAACTTTACTACATTTTTCAACAAAATTGAAAAATTCATTTTCAGACTCAATTATTTCCATAACACCCTTATACATAAATATAAGTATTTGTTTTCTATTTAACAAATAATTTTTTTATTTCTGGGCTAGTTAATCGAGCGTAAATTGAATATTCTATGTAGTCTGTTAAAAAATTTTTAAGTCCTGGAAATGT